CTAACCGCCAGGCGCTGCGGCGGGCTGATCCTGCCCGCCCAGCGCGTACGGCGCGAACCGCACCACCTCGTCACCGATCCAATCGTTGATCGCCAACAGGCGATCCTGCAGCGGTTTCACCTCGTTGCGCGCGAACACCATCGCGGCCTTCTCCACGTCGCCGAATCCGCCGGTGTTGTTCGGGATGATGCCCATGAGCTGCGGCGGCACCCGATGCGCGGCGAGCTGGTCGTCGCGCGTGACGTTCTTGATGTTCCAGAACTCGTCTTTCGCCGCCACCTCTGACACCGGCATCAACTGGATCCCGTCCTTCTTGCCGCCCGGCGCGTACATGAAGAGGTTGCGGAAGTTGCCCGGGCCTTTGGCACTCTTCATGGCCGCGCGCAGCTTGTCGACATCCTCCTGCTTCTGGGCGGCGTCAGTCATGTAGAGGATGAAGCCCGCGTGTGAGCCGTTCTTGTAGTACCGGCGCCGGAACAGCGTGGCCGATTCGTTCAACCACGTGGCGTTGAGCGCTGACAGGTATTCCGGCAGGCCGTACACCTCCTGGTTGATGTCCGGTTCCTGGAGGTGGAACACGGAGCCGGCGGCGAAGGTGTACGGCTGCTGCCAGTTCTGCACGAAAAAATAGGTGCTCAGGTCGAGCCCGCGCCGCACGTACTTGGCCAGGGGCGTATCCAGCCGCATCGGGCGGCCCAGCACGTTGTCGCGCCGTTCGAGGTAGGCGTTGCCGAACACCTGCCAGTCGAGCACCAGGCGCTCGAACGTCGCGCGCGAGAGCAGCGGGTGCGGGATGAAGGTGCTGACCAGGATGTTGCGCTTCACGTAGACGGCCGAGCTGTGGTGTGCGGCGGCGCGGAACGAGCGCGCCAGGCCGTCCCACGGCAGCGGCGGCTCATACCACTGGCCCATGCGCATGCACTCCACGTAGTCCAGCAGTTCGCGACGGTCCAGCACTTCGACCGGATCGCCGAAAGAGAACACCTCGGCCTGCGCGGCCCGGTCAGTGTGGCGCTCGGCCGGCGCTTCCGCGTTGGCGGTGCGCACGTGGGCGGATGCCGCGCGCGCGGCGCGGCGGTTCTTGTTGCGGCTCATGACAGCTCCAGGATGCTGGTGTTGGTGGTGGTGATGCCTTCGAGCGGTTCGTGCGAAAGCGCATGCATGCAGGCCCACGCCAGGTCGGCGTGGCTGGTCTCCTCCGAACGGCCGGCCTGATAGGTGACGCGGCCGCCGGCGGCGGTGGTGGTTTTCTTGATGGACATGAACGACGCGGCGAAGTCCGTCCAGCCGGCGTCGAACTCCAGCCGGCCCTTGCTGATGACGTCGTGTGCCTTGAGCACCAGGCCGGTCTTCACCTCCACGGAATAGGTGAACCCCTCGGCGTCCGGGCGGAACTTCTGCGCCAGGCGGAACACCGCGTCGCCGATGCCGGTGCGGTCGATGCCGACGTAGGCCACGTTGAACCGCTCGCACACGCGGCGGACGGCGCCGGCCTGTTCCTCGTAGTCGATGCCGCGGAACTGGTGTCGCTCCAGCACGCGGAACTTGCCGCCGGCCACCAGCGGTGGCGCCACCACCACCAGCGCGGCACTGTCGCCGCCGCCGCCGTTGGGGTCATAGCCGACCCACACCGGCCGGTCGCCGAAGGGCCGTGGCGCGAATGGCCGGAAGTCTTCCCATTCCTCCCAGCTGTCCACCATCCCGCGCATGAGCATCGAGAGCGGAAACACCGACGCGTTATCGTCGATGAATGCGCACATGAGCAGGTTGGCGAAATCGAGTTCGCTGTACTCCAGTCGCAGCTGGTCGATATCGAACAGGTTGCAACCACCGCGTAGCGCATCCTCCACCGTCACAATCTGGCGCCACTGGCCGTCCGCGCAGCGCATGCCGTTGCGCAGCGCGGCATGGCTCACGTCGAGCTTGACCTGTTTGTCCTTGGCCTTGCCGCGGTTGAATAGTGCGCCGGACCAGAACGGGTAGGCCTCATGCGACAAGCTGGACGGCGTGGAGAAATACGTCTGCCGCCAGTGCTTGTGGATTGCCATCCCGGACGCGACCTTGCGCAGTTCCTGGAAGCGCGGCACCCAGAAGTATTCGTCGAAGTACAGGTTGCCGTGGTAGCTCTGTGCGGTGCGGGCGTTGGTCCCGAGGAAGTAGAGCGTGGCCCCGTTGGGCAATACCATCGGGTCGCCCTTCAGCTCGACGCCGGCCGCGTCCTTGGCGAACTGGACGATGTACTGCTTGAAGACGTGCGCCTGTGCCTTGCTGGCCGATAGAAAAATCTGGTTGCGGCCGGTGGTCAGCGCGTCGATGAACGCCTCGCGTGCGAAGTACCACGTGGCGCCGATCTGCCGGCTCTTGAGCAGGTTGCGGATGCGCTCGACCTGCCCCGCTTCGTACCAGACGCGCTGGTAATCGAACATCGAGTCGCGGAAGGCCTCCAGGAGCTGCGTCTGTTCCTCGGGGCTGATCGCGTTGCGCTCGGGCTTGCTGCGCGGCCCCTTGTTCCGGTTCGCGACCTTCGGGTTCAGGTCGGCTTCGTTGCCGTTGGCTTCGTATCGGCGCACGCGCGCCATGCGCTCCATCTGTCGGCCGAGCAGGTCGATTTCCTTGTAGTCCCGGCCTTCCTTCACTTCTTTGGCGACGAGCTGCGCCATGCGCTCTTCGATGCTGGACGCCACGCGCTCCACCGCATCCGTCGCATCCCACCCATCGCGGCGCTTCCAGCTGTGCACCGTCACAGGTTTCACGCCCAGCATTTCGGCGATGCGCGCGACGCGGTAGCCCTGCCAGTACAGCGTGCGCGCGATGCGGCGTGGATCCTTTTCGGGGTCGATCGAGAGCGAGGCGAGAGGCGGAAGCGTAGTCATGCCGCCACGCTACCGGTCACGCGCGCGCGTGCCACGCGCGGCCTGTTGTGGCGCGGGTTCTCACAACATCAATGCGTTGTCCGCGCGACGCCGCACGCAGAAGATGGCAGCACCACACCGAACCACTGACCACAGAGGACACCATGGCCAAGGGCACCAAGTTCTTCCGCATCGCCACCGAAGGCGCAACAAGTGACGGCCGCGTGATCGACCGCGAAACGCTGGTCGAGGTGGCAACCAACTACGACCCCAAGGTCTACACCGCGCGCGTCAACCTGGAGCACATCCGCGGCTACGACCCGGCCGGCCCGTTCAAGGCCTACGGCGACGTGACCGCACTGAAGACCGAGGAACAGGACGGCAAGCTCGGCCTGTTCGCGCAGATCGACCCCACGGACGATCTGGTCGCCATGACCAAGGCCCGGCAGAAGATCTTTTCGTCCATGGAGCTGCAGCCGAGCTTTGCGGATACCGGCGAGGCCTATCTGGTCGGCCTGGCCGTGACCGACAACCCGGCGAGCCTCGGGTGCGAAGTCCTGCAGTTCAGCGCCAAGGCCAAAACGAACCCGCTCGCCGCGCGCAAGCAGCACCCGGACAACCTGTTCACCGAAGCCGTGGAGGTGTCGTTCGACTTCTCGCCCGAGGTGACGAACTACACGGCCACGACCGTGCCCGCCAACTTCGCCGACAGCATCAAGCGCCTGTTCTCCAAGCAGCGCCGGTCGGACACCAACGCGGACGCCCGCTTCGCCGACATGCAGGAGGCCGTGCAGACGGTCGCCCAGCAGGTGCAGGCCACCGGCGAGCAGTTCAGTACCGCGCTCAAGGCCGTCACTGACCAACTGACCGCCATGAACAGCCAAGGCGTGGAGCGCGACAAGCAGTTCAACGCCCTGAAGGCCCAGTTGGAGAAGACCGACGCCTACGCCACCCGCCCGCCGGCCACGGGCGGCGCCGGCGCCGGCGCACCCATCACGACCGATTGCTGACCCGGCCACCGGCCCGCAGCACACCAACCAGACCACACACCGGAGTCAACACAATGCGCAACGAAACCCGCCGCCTCTTCACGGCTTACAAGGACGCAATCGCCAAGCTCAACGGCGTGGCTCGCGTTGATGAGAAGTTCAGCGTCGCGCCGAGCGTCCAGCAGAAGCTGGAGACCAAGGTTCAGGAGTCGAGCGATTTCCTGACCCGCATCAACTTCTATGGCGTGCCCGAACAGGAAGCCGAAAAGATCGGCCTGGGCGTGTCGGGCCCGGTGGCAAGCAACACCGACACCACCCAGCAGGACCGGCAGACCTCCGACATTGCCACGCTGGACGGCCGCCGCTACCGGTGCGAGCAGACCAACTCCGACACGCACATCACCTACCAGAGGCTGGACGCCTGGGCCAAGTTCCCCGACTTCCAGACCCGGATCCGCGATGCCATCATCAAGCGCCAGGCGCTGGACCGCATCATGATCGGCTTCAACGGTGTCAGCCGAGCCGCCACGTCCAATCGGGTGGTCAACCCGATGCTCCAGGACGTGAACAAAGGCTGGCTGCAGAACCTGCGCGAACAGGCGCCGCAGCGCGTCATGGAGGAAGGCAAAAAAGCGGCCGGCAAGATCATCGTCGGCGCGGGTGGGGACTACGGCAACCTGGACGCCCTGGTGTTCGACGTCGTGAACCAGCTGGTCGAGCCGTGGTACGCCGAGGATCCGGAGCTGGTCGTGCTGTGCGGTCGGAACCTGCTGGCCGACAAGTACTTCCCGCTGGTGAACAAAGACCGCGACCCGGTCCAGCAGATCGCGGCCGACCTCATCATCAGCCAGAAGCGCATCGGCAACCTGCAGGCGGTGCGCGTGCCGTACTTCCCGGCGAATGGCCTGCTGGTGACGCGCCTGGACAACCTGTCCATCTACTACCAGGAGAACGCGCGCCGTCGCACGATCCTGGACAACGCGAAGCGCGATCGCATCGAGAACTACGAGTCGAGCAACGACGCGTACGTGATCGAAGACCTGGCGTGCGCAGCCATGGCCGAGAACATCGAACTGGCGGCGGCAGCATGACCAGCCCGGCCCGCAACCACTTCCTGCGCGTGACGGCCGCCTCGGCGGCCAAGGCCGCGCAGGCTTCCAACCCGCTGCGCTACGCCACCGGCCAGGAGCTGATGCTGGCGCAACTGGCCGAGCACAAGCGCCAGCTCAAGCAGGTGCAGTCCGTCGAGCGCAAGGCGGAGCTCAAGCGCAAGCTGCTGCCCGAGTACGCGGCCTGGGTCCGTGGCGTGCTGGAGGCCGACACGGGCACGCAGGACGAGGTGTTCATGACGGTCATGGTGTGGCTGATCGATGTCGGCAACTTCGCCGACGCCCTGGAGCTGGCCGCTTACGCGATCCGGCACCAGCTGGAGATGCCCGACCAGTACCAGCGCACCACGGCCTGCCTGATCGCCGAGGAGTTCGCCAACATGGCCCTGAAGGGCATCGAGGCCGGCGATCCGGTGGACGTGACCGCGCTACATGAGGTGGCCGAGCTGGTCGCGGCCGAGGACATGCCGGACGAGGTGCGCGCCAAGCTGCACAAGGCGATGGGCTATGCCTGCGCCGCATTGGCGGAGGTGGCCACCGGTCCGGAGGCCGTGTCCCGGCGCATGGATGCGCTGACGCATCTGCGCCGCGCCCTGGAGCTGCACGACAAGTGTGGCGTCAAAAAGGACATCGAGCGCATCGAGCGCGACATCAAGAACACAGCGAAGGCCGACGCGAAGGAGGGCGACGGCCGCCGCTGATACCGAGCGTGACCCCGCGCATCGAGGCGGCACGGGGCGACCTTCCGGCGTGCCGCGAATCGTCGCCCCGTCCACCGCCTCCCAGCTCATCCAGACCATGTCCTCATTCATCGCGGCAGCACCCGTACCGACGCCGGCGCAACCCGGCGGGCAGCCAATCGGCAACGACGGCTTTTTCCCGGACATCGACGTCGACCAGGCCTGCGCCGCCATGCGCCTGGACGGCACCGTCACGCCCGAACGCCTGCGCGCCGCGCTGGTCGAGGCCGCGCTGTCCGTCAACGACGAGCTGGCGGCATGGAAGGCGCGGCAGCTCGCCGCCGGATTCTCGGAGCTGGGCGCAGTGCCGGCGCAGTGGATCGACGGCCGCAGCCGCCACGTGCACCGCTACCTGCGCGCGGTCCACTGCACGGCGGCGGCCTGGCTGATGGAGCGGTACCGGTCGTTCGATGCCACCGCCGCGGGGGACCGCAAGGCCGAGGCGGAAAACACATCGATGGACGATCTGCGCCGCGACGCGCGCTGGGCAGTCAGCGACATCACCGGCGTCGCGCGCACCACCGTGGAGCTGATCTGATGCGCGTGCGGGCCATCCAGGGCGACACCATCGACGCCATCTGCCAGCGGGTGTACGGCCGCACGGCAAGCGTGACGGAAGCCGTGCTGGCCGCCAATCCCGGCATCGCCAACTTGGGCCCGATCCTGCCGCACGGGACCGAGCTGGTGTTGCCCGACATTTCCCCGCAGCAGCAGGCCGCGCAGACGGTGCAGCTGTGGGACTGACCCCAAGGAAACCATATGGCTGAACCCATCTCAACCGGCACGTCCGCCGCCGCCGTTGCCGTCACGGGCGTGGGCGCTATCTCACTACTGCCGGGGGTGGACCCTGGCACGGTGCTTGGCGCCTTCGCCGGCGCGGCGGTCTTCGCGCTCAACTCCGGCGAACTGACGGTCGCGAAGAAGCTGTCCTTCCTGGTCCTATCGATCGTGGCGGGCGTCCTGTCGGCACCGCTGGCCGCGTCCCTGATCGCCCGGGCGCTGCCCGCCAACACCGAAGTCAGCGAAGCCGTGGGGGCGCTGGTGGCCTCCACGGTGGTCGTGAAGCTGCTGCTGGCGCTGATCCGCGCGGCCGACAACAGCGACAAGCTGCTGGCCGCCCTGCGCGGCGGCAGCGGCAACAACCGTGGAGGAAACCAACCGTGAATGCTCTGTTCATCGTGCAGGCGGTGTTGTGCGCACTGATCGCGCTGCGCCTGCTGCTGTTCAAGCGCGACGGCGCCGCGCACCGCCCGTGGGCGTCGCGGCTCGCCTACGCCCTGATCGTGCTGGCCGGCGCCGTACCGATCGGCGTGCTGTTCGGCCGCTACGACTGGGCGCTGCTGGCGCAGAACGGCATCACTGCCGTCCTGTGCCTGGCGGTCTTCTCGGTGCGCGGGAACGTGGTGGAGCTGTTCCGCATGGGCGGCGTCGACACGTCCTGGCTGGTACGCCTGCTGCGGAGGTCCGTATGACGATCCTGAGACCTGGCGACATTGGCGCCGAGGTGCGCGAGCTGCAGCGCCTGTTGGCCGGCTGCGGCTTCCCCGCGCCCGACACCAGCGAATACGACACATCCACCACCGCGGTCGTGCGCGCAGCGCAGGCTCGCTTCGGCCTGGTGGTGGACGGCATCGCCGGCCCGAAAACGGTCCAGGCCCTGCGCGCCGGCACCCGTCAGGCCGGTCACCTGACGGCAGAGGACATGCGACGCGCGGCGGACGCGCTCGGCGTGCAGGAGGCCGCCGTGTTGGCCGTCTGCGAAGTCGAGAGCAACGGCAACGGCTTCTTGCCGGACGGGCGGCCCGTGATCCGTTTCGAGCGGCATGTCATGTATCGCCAACTCAAAGCCGCAAAGAAGGACGCAGACGCATGCGCGGCGCGATACCCGAATATCGTCAACGCGGACACCGGCGGTTACGTGGGCAAGGCCGGCGAGTACACGCGGCTCGCCCAGGCTAGCGCCATCGACCGCGACAGCGCCTTCGCGTCGGCGAGCTGGGGTCTGTTCCAGATCATGGGCTACCACTGGGAGCGGATGGGCTATCCGAGCGTCGAGGCCTTCGTGGAGGCCATGCGGAACGGCGAGGGGGCGCAGCTCGATGCGTTCGTGCGGTTCGTGTCCAGCGACCCGGCAATGCACAAGGCGTTTGCGGGCGGGAAGTGGGCCACGTTTGCGTCCATGTACAACGGGCGGGATTACAGGAAGAACCTGTACGACGTGAAGCTCGCGAACGCCTTCGCCCGCTACCAGGCCGAAGGAAGGGAGGCCGCATGAACCGCGTGCTTGCTGCCCTGGCCGTACTGGGCGCCGTCGCAGGCCTGGGCGTATGGCTGGCGCACAGCTACGACGCGGCCGTTGAGCGTGCCGGCACGGCCGAGAGAACCGCGTCTGATCTGCGCGAACAGCTCAAGGGCGCCCAGGGCGGCACCGTGACCGTCACGCAGTACGTGGACCGTGTGCAAACGATCCGCCTCAAAGGCGACACCATCATCAAGGAGGTCCCGCGTTATGTCCCGATCCAGGCTGATGCTTCCTGCGTTGTTCCTCGCGGCTTTGTGCGGCTGCACGACGGCGCCGCCGCCGGCACAGTGCCAGATCCAGGTACCGGCGATGCTGATGCGGCCCCCTCGGGCGTTGCGCTCTCTTCCGTCGCCGCCACCGTCGCCGACAACTACACCGACAGCCACGCCAACAGCGAGCAGCTGACGGACCTGCAGCAGCTGTTGCGCGACCAGGGCGTGACGATCATCGGGGAGGACGCCGCGCCATGATGAAGCTCGCCAGCCTGCGCGACGCGCTCACGGCCGGCGTGCCGCACCTTGCCGCCAATCCCGACACGCTGCACGTGTTCGTGGACGAGGGGCGCGTGGTCGGCACCGGCGGTCGTTCGCTGTCGTTCGAGTACCAGTACACGCTCACGCTGATCGTGACCGACTACCCGGACAGCTCGGACACCATCGTCGTCCCGGTTCTGGCCTGGTTGCGGGTCAACCAACCGGAGCTGTTCGCCAACGACGAGAAGCGCCGCGACGGGTTCCGCTTCGAGGCTGAAATCCTGAACCACTGCACGGTCGACCTGTCGATCAAGCTGCAATTGACCGAGCGCGTGACCGTGAAGCCGGCCGGCGGCGGCTACCAGGTCGAGCACCACCCCGAGCCGATCAACGATGCCGACGACCCGGCAAGCTGGAGGCCGAATTGAGCGAGTCCCGCGAACTGGAGGCCTGGCTGGCCGGAATGCTGACGAAACTGGACGCGCCGGCCCGCCGGGTGCTGGCGCGAGCCGTCGCCGCCGAGCTGCGCCGGCGCCAGGCCGCCCGCATCGCCGAGCAGCGCAACCCGGACGGCAGCCCCTACGTGCCACGCAAGCCGCAGCAGCAACTGCGGCGTCGGGCGGGACGTATCCGCCGCGCGATGTTCACGCGCCTGCGGCTCGCGCGGTACATGAAGACCGAGGCCGACGCGAACACCGCCGTGGTGACCTTCGCGGGCAACGCGCAGCGCATTGCGACCGTGCATCACTTCGGCCTGCGGGATCGCGTGAACAAGAGCGGACTGATGGCTCAATACCCAGCGCGCGAGCTGCTGGGGCTGGACGCGGCGGACATGGAGGCGGTAACCAATCTAGTCGCTCAACACTTGGCGCCGTAGACGCCTACGCCGCCTCCTTTTGCTTCTCATCATCGGAATTGTTCCGATCTCGGGCGGCGAGACTGTATTCAAGCAGTTCAATGGCTCTGTCCATTTCCTGTGTGATAGCGAGGCTCATGAGCTTCAGAAAGTGAAACGCTGGCACGAGAAACAGGAACCCGCGGAGCCACTGATAAGGGCTGTTCAACAGCGCAGTAGATGCAGCGGCGAATGTAGCCAGTACGGGGAAGAGCCCCAATTTTTCGAGTTGCCCGGCGAGTGCCGAACCACGGGTTTCGAAGGCTAGACGCTGATGTCTGTACTGTGCCAATACGTACTCGACAGCCTCCCTGTTGCAGCGGGACAGACGATTGACGCTATCCAAATCCGCCCAAATTGCACCATTGACCAATGCAAGAATCGGATCGAACGGACGCTTGAACAGTGCCATGAGAAGAGGGATGACCTGAATTCCGCTAAGAGCCATAACCGTCAGGATCAAGAGCAAGGCGAGCAAGAAAATCGTCAAGCCCGTCGCCTTGAGCGCGTCACTGGGGGCCACGCTGATCACAAGCGCGATGGCAATCGCCACGAGATACCCAGTGATTCCAGACTGCCACAGCGTCTTGGATACACGTTCCACCCACTGCACCCAGACCGGCTCCTTGGACCTTTCTTGTTTTCTCTTTGTCAACTGATTAACGATTTCTTGCACCTCTGCGATTTCGTCTGAACTGATTCCTGACCGCACATCTTTGCGCATGAATTTTCACCTCGGGAGAAAAGACAAATCGTAGGAAAGAGGGTTACCGCTGACAATTCCTGTTGTTGGGCATCCATCTACAACACGCGCGGCGTGACGATGCCACGCGCGCCCGGCACTCTGCGGCCATGGACACCGCAGACTTCGCCCGCCTTCTCGAAAACCTCCTCCGCCTCGGCACAGTGGCCGAAGTGCGCCACAGCACGCCGCCAGCCGTGCGCGTGCAGACCGGGGGCCTCACCACCACCTGGCGCCCGTGGGCTGAGCGCCGCGCCGGCCAGACGCGCACCTGGAACCCGCCGACCGTTGGCGAGCAGGTGCTGCTGCTCTGCCCGAGCGGCGACACGGCCAACGCCATCATCCTGTGCGGCATCCCGACCACCGACAACGACGTACCGAGCAACGACCCTAACCGGACCGTCACGCTGTACCCGGACGGCGCGCTCACCAGCTACGACCACGCCGCCGGCCTGCTGAGCGTGCAGGGCGTCAAGACGGTATTCCTGGAGGCCACCGCAAACGTGCTGGTGAAAGCGCCGGACACCGTTTTCGACGGCAATGTCACGGTCAAAGGCCGTTTCGTGTATGAGAACGGCATCGCTGGCCAAGGCGGCGAGAACGGCAACAAGATCACCGGCGATCTGACGCACGAGGGCGGCGAGCTGTCATCCAACGGTGTGGTCCTGGACAAGCACGACCACGGCGGCGTGCAGCGTGGCGGCGACTGGACGGAGGGCACGCGGTGACCGGCATGAACAAGGCCACCGGGAGGACGCTGTCCGACCTGGCGCACATCTGGCAGTCGGTTGCCGACATCCTGACCACGCCGACTGGCTCGCGCGTGATGCGCCGCGACTACGGTAGCGCGGTTCCCGACCTGGTCGACCAGCCGCTGAACCCGGCAACCCGGCTGCGCACCATGTCCGCCGCGGTGTCGGCGCTGGTGCGCTGGGAGCCGCGCATCCGCATTGCATCGGCGAGCTTCTGGATCGATGCCGAGGGGCGGCCCGTGATCGACATCGAGGCGGACCGCGTAGACGGCCCGCGCCGTGAATCCCTCGGCACGCTATCCGTGCCCCTGCGGAGCTGACCGTGGCCACCATCGACCTGTCGCAATTGCCGGCGCCGGCCGTGGTCGAAACGCTCGACTACGAAGCCATCCTGGCCGAGCGCAAAGACCGCTTCGTGTCGCTGCACCCCGCTGACGAACAGAGCGCCGTGCGCGTTACGCTGGAGCTGGAATCCGAGCCGATTGCCAAGCTCTTGCAGGAAAACGCCTACCGCGAGTTGGTGTGGCGCCAGCGCGTGAACGACGCGGCGCGCGGGGTCATGCTCGCCTTTGCCGAGCGCGAGGACTTGGAGCAGATCGCGGCCAACTTCAACGTGAAGCGCCTGACCATCATCCCGGCCGACGACACTACCGTGCCGCCGACGGCGGCCGTGATGGAGGGCGACGAAGCGCTGCGCGAGCGCGCGCAGGAAGCGTTCGAGGGGTTGTCCGTGGCCGGCCCGACGAAGGCCTATGAGCTGTTCGCGCGCTCGGCCGACGGCCGGGTGGCGGATGCGCGCGCCTACAGTCCCGCCGGCGCCGAGGTGGTGGTGTCTGTGCTGTCGCACCTGGGCGACGGCACGGCCGACGAGCCCTTGCTGGCCGCCGTGCGCGCCGCGCTGAGCGATGACGACACGAGGCCGCTGGGTGACCGGCTGACCGTGCAGTCGGCCCGGATCGTACCCTACCGTATCCGCGCCACGCTGTACCTGGCGCCGGGGCCGGCGGCCGAGCCGATCCTGGCCTCGGCCGGTACGCGGGCTGACACCTACCGCACCGCGCGCCGGCGCATCGGCCGCGACATCAACCGCTCGGCGATCACGGCCGCCCTGCATGCAGAGGGCGTGGAGAAGGTCGTGCTGATCGAGCCGGCCGAGGATATCGCGCTCGATCTGACGCAGGCGAGCTATTGCACCGGTGTGGAGATCGTCAACGGGGGCACCAGTGAGTAGCGCGCCGCTGCTGCCACCCAACGCCACGCCGCTGGAGCGCCGCGCCGCGCAGACGGGCGCGCGCATCGAGCGCGTGCCGGTGCCGTTGCGCGACCTGTGGAACCCGGCTACCTGCCCGGCCGAGCTGCTGCCTTTCCTGGCCTGGTCGTTTTCCGTGGACCGGTGGAACCCGGCCTGGCCGATCGCCACCAAGCGCGCCGTGACGGCCGCGTCGTACTTCGTGCACCGCAAGAAGGGCACGATCGGCGCGCTTCGCCGCGCGGTGGAACCGCTGGGCTTCCTCATCCGCGTCATCGAGTGGTGGCAGACCAACCCACCCGGCCCGCGCGGGTCGTTCCGCCTGGAGGTCGGCGTTCTGCAGACCGGCATCGACGAGGCCATGTACGCCGAGCTGGAACGGCTCATCGATGACGCGAAACCGTGTTCCCGGCCGATGCTGGGCCTCCAGATCAGCCTGGAGGTGCGCGGCACCGGCGGCACCAGCGCCGCCGCCTACCTGGGCGACGTGCTGACCGTCTACCCCTACGCCCCGCCCGACATCGTCGTAGCCGGTACCGCGCCGGCCTCCGGCGCTTCCCATGACATCGACACCTTGACCGTTTCCCAGTAGGACACCATGCCCCAGACCTTCTTCATCGTTCCGACCGCCGGCGGCGACGCCAAGGACGCCAACGCCAAGGCGCTCGGCGTATCGCGCAAATACACCCACATCGCCGTGGGCGACGGCGGCGGCGTGCTGCCCACGCCCGACCGTGCCCGCACCGCCCTGGTCAAAGAGTGCTACCGCGCGCAGATCAACGCGATCTGGCAGGACGAGGCCAACCCCGGTCAGTTCGTTGTCGAGCTGGTGATTCCCGAGACCGTGGGCGGCTGGTGGATTCGTGAGCTGGGCCTGATCGATGCGGACGGCACGCTGTGCTACTACGGCAACTGTCCGGAGACGTACAAGCCGCAGATGAGCGAGGGGTCCGGCCGCACGCAGTCCGTGCGCATGGTGGTGCTGTCGGGCTCGGGCGCGGCCGTCGAGCTGAAGATCGACCCGGCGATCGTGCTAGCGACGCGGCAATACGTCGATGCCACCATCGCCGCTGAGCTGTCCAAGCTGGACGGCAAACCGTCCGTGCGGGTTGCCACCACCGCGGCGATTGCGAAATACGGCCTGCAGACGATCGACGGCGTTGCGCTGGCGGCCGGCGACCGCGTGCTGGTGAAAGACCAGGCCGCAGCGCTGGCGGAGAACGGCATCTACGTTGCGGCGGCCGGCATCTGGGCCCGCGCGGCCGATGCCGACCAGGCGCTGGAGGTGACGCCCGGCATGCTGGTGCCGGTGGAGGAGGGCGCGGCCAACGGCGACTCCCTGTGGCAGCTCGCCACCAATGGCCCCATCACCATCGGCACCACGGGGCTCGCGTTCGAGCTGGTGGGCGGCAAGACCGGCGTGGCGGCGGGCACGTACCGCAGCCTCACCGTGAACAGCCGCGGCCAGGTGACCGGTGGCACCAATCCGACCACGCTGGGCGGCTACGGTATCACCGATGCCGTCCCGGCCGCGCGGGGACTGGCCGCCGGTATCGGTGCCGACCTGGCCACCACCAACAAGGTCGTGGGCGACCTGAACGCCCTGGTGGCGCCGGGGGAGTACTACTACACCAGCGTTAACGCCAACGCGCCCAGCGCCCACGGCGTGCTCAAGGTTTGGCGTGAAAGCGCCACGGTGGTTTTCCAGATCGCCCATTCTGCGGACAACGAGGTGTTCACGCGCTATCGCGCAAGCAGCGGCACATGGACCGCCTGGCGCCAGTTGGTTTGTCAGGCGGGGATGATCGCGTATTTCCCGCGTACGACCGCGCCCAATGGCTGGCTCAAGGCCAACGGTGCGGCGGTCAGCCGTACGACCTTCCTGGGGCTATACGCCGAAATCGGAACCACGTTCGGCGCGGGCGACGGCGCTAGCACGTTCAACCTGCCGGACCTGCGTGGCGAATTCTTGCGCGGCTGGGATGACGGGCGCGGCATCGATAGCGGTCGCGGCCTGGGCACGTGGCAATCCGGCTCTCCCGTCGTGCACGACGACGTCGGCGGTACAGCGGCCTTCAACATGACGGCGCTCGGGGACGGCTCGAACGTGGCGTGGTCCACCATCGCCGATCCCTGGGTCGGACCGTTTCCGCTCACGCAATACGACGCTTCGGCCGCGACCTTCGTTGACGCCAACAACAAGGGATTCGTGAACATGAGCCGCCCGCGCAACGTCGCGTTTCTTCCCTGCATCAAATACTGAGCTGACGCCATGACCGACAACGTCTTCCACTACCACCCCACCACAGGTGAATACGCTGGCAGCTCGCCGGCGGACCACTCGCCGCTCGAGCCAGGCGTCGTGCTCGTCCCGGCCCACGCCACCGACCAGGCGCCGCCCACGGCCGGCGCGCGCGAGGTGGCCGTGTTCCGCGACGGCGGCTGGAGCATCGAGGCCGATTGGCGCGGCGTCGCCCTGTACTCCAAGGCGGACGGCTCTACCGTCACCATCGCCGACATCGGCGTCACACCGGCGGACGTGAACGCTACGGAAACCACGCGCCCCAGCCCCGCTTACGTGTGGGCAGCCGGGAAGTGGGTCGAAGATGCCCAGCTGAAGGCCGCTCTGCTGGTGGCGTTGAGGCAGTGCCTGTGCGACCAGCTCGACGCCGCGGCCGACGCGGTCCGCCTGGCGGTGCTCGGCGATCCGCTGCGCGCGGTCGAATATCAGCGGGCCGCCGACGAGGCGCAGGCGTACCAGGCCGCTGGCTACGCGGGTGACGCGCCGCCGTCTGTGCAGAGTGCCGCCGATGCCAAGGGTTCGACTGCGCGTGAGGCCGCCGACGCAATTCTGGCGATGCATGCCGCTTGGAATGCAGCCCTGTACGGCATTCGGTCGCTGCGCCTCGCGGGCAAAGAGCGCATCCGCAACACGGTATCGGAGGAAGCCGCGCGCGCGGCCGCCGATCAGGCGATCGCTGGTGTGCGCGGCGTCTTGGCGGGCACGAGCGGGGGGCCGGCATGACCAGGCGGGCGAACCGCTGTTCCGCGCGGACTGCATGCGGCGCGTGACACCGCAGCACCTGAGGATGCTCGCGCCGCTCAATCAGCAGGCCTCGGCCAACGCCTTGTTGTAGCGTGCGCCGCCACAACAGCACGCGCGCGACTTCCTCGCGCGTGCGCAGCATCCTCCAGGGACGTCCCAATACACCGTCGGACACTCCTGGAGGACTGCATGCCAACCGACTACCACCACGGCGTGCGCGTCGTTGAACTCAACGACGGCACACGCCCTATCCGCACCATCGAGACCGCCGTGGCCGGCATCGTCTGCACCGCCGACGATGCCGACGCGAGCGCCTTCCCGCTCGATACGCCCGTTCTGCTGACCAATCCGCAGGCGTCCATCGGCAAGGCCGGCGACAAAGGCACGCTCGCCCGCACGCTCGACGCCATCACCGACCAGACCAACCCGCTCACGGTCGTGGTGCGGGTCGCCGGTGGCGCTTCCGAGGCTGAGACCACGTCCAACCTGATCGGCACCACCAACGCGGCCGGCCGCTACACCGGCATGAAGGCGTTGCTGTCCGCCCGCAACCGCTTCGGCGTCGCGCCACGTATCTTGGCCGTGCCGGGCCTTGAGAGCCTGCCTGTGGGGGCCGAGCTGGTCACCATCGCGCAGAAGCTGCGCGCGTTCGCTTACCTGTCGGCGTACGGCTGCCAGACCAAGGAAGAGGCCGTCGCGTACAGGACCAACTTCGGCCAGCGCGAAGCGATGGTGATGTGGCCTGAATTTGTGGGCTGGGACACCGCTGCCAACGCCGAGACCACGCTGTCGGCCACGGCTCGCGCGGTCGGCTTGCGCGCCAAGATCGACAACGATACCGGCTGGCACAAAACGCTTTCCAACGTGGCTGTCAACGGCGTGACCGGCCTGTCGCGCGACGTGTTCTGGGACCTTCAGGACCCGGCCACCGACGCGGGCTATCTGAACGCCAACAACGTGACCACGCTGATTCACCGGGACGGCTACCGCTTCTGGGGCTCGCGCACATGCAGCGCGGATCCGCTGTTTGCCTTCGAGAGCTACACCCGCACCGCCCAAGTGCTGGCCGACACCATGGCCGAAGCCCATATGTGGGCGAACGACCTGCCGATGACGCCCACCCTCGTACGCGATCTGCTGGAGGGCATCAACGCCAAGCTGCGCATGCTGATCCGCAACGGCTATCTGCTGGGCGGCGCCGCCTGGTTTGACCCGGAGGCCAACACGAAGGACACCCTGAAGGCCGGGAAACTCGCCATCGACTACGACTACACGCCGATGCCGCCGATGGAGGACCTGACGTTCCGCCAGCGCATCACCGATCGATACCTGATGCAGTTCGCCGAAGCCGTCAAGGCGGCGTGAACTGCGCTCTACCACCTGACAAGGAATCCCCATGGCCCTGCCTCGCAAACTCAAAAATTTCAATGTCTTCGCGGATGGTGTAAGCCACGCCGGCGAATGCGAAGAAATCACCCTGCCCAAGCTCGCGCGCAAGCTGGAGGAATACCGTGCCGGCGGCATGAACGGCCCCATCGAACTCGACATGGGCAACGAGAAGCTCGAAATCGAAACCACCTACGGTGGCCCGATGCGCGAAATCCTCAAGCAATACGGCATCACAGCCGTCGACGGCGCCATGATCCGCTTCGCGGGCCACTACCAGCGCGAGGACAGCAGCGAAGGCGATGCGCTGGAGATCGTCGTGCGTGGTCGGCACACCGAAATCGACTTCGGCGCCGCCAAGGTCGGCGACAAGGGCGCCTTCAAGGTCAAGTCCTCACTGTCCTACTACAAGCTGAGCGTCAACGGCGAAGTCTGGTGTGAGCTGGATTTCGTGAACTTCATCGAGATTGTCTTCGGCGTTGATCGCCTGGCTGCGCAGCGCCGCGCTATCGGCCTGTAATCCGGGCGCCGCCCACCTCGCCCGGGCCGGTTGACCCGCCCGGGCACACCTTCACCTCTTCATCGCTTTGACCACCATGGAAAAAAAAACCGCAACCATCACCCTGGACAGCCCGATCACGCGCGGGGAGCAGACGATCAGCGAGATCACCGTGCGCAAGCCGGGCGCCGGCGAGCTGCGCGGCGTGAGCCTGATGGACCTGATGCGCATGGATGTGACCGCGCTGCATTCGGTCCTGCCGCGCATCACCGCGCCGACGCTGACCACCGCCGACGTGAGCAAGCTGGATCCGGCCGACCTGACCCAGCTGGCCGTCGAGGTGACCGGTTTTTTGCTGACGAAGGCGCAGCAGCAGGACACCTTCCCGACCGAGTCGAAGACGCCGCCGCAGACATCGGCGTGATCTTCTCTTTCCGCCTGGAGGAGCTGTACGCGATGGGTATCGTTGAGCTGATGGAGTGGCGCGAACGCGCGCGCGAACGTAGCGGGGCCGAGGAATGAGCGACGCCCGCCGCCTGCGCCTGGAGGTGGTGCTGGCCGCCGTGGACAAAGCCACGCGGCCGGTGCGCAACCTGATGAACGCGAACAACGATCTGGCCCGGTCCGTGAAGGCCACGCGCGCGCAGCTCAAGGACCTGGAGCGCACGCAGGCCAACATCGACAGCTTCCGCAAGCTGTCGCGGGATGCGGCCATCACCAGCAACCAGCTGAAGACGGTGCGCGGGCGGGCGGACGAGCTGGCCCGCCAGCTCAAGCAGACCAGCGAACCATCCGCCGCGCTGTCCAAGGCGTTCGATGCCGCTAAGCGTGAGGCACAAGCGCTTAAGGCCCGGCAATCGGAATTGTCTGAAAAGCTGCACCAGGTGCGCGGCCGGCTGGCGGACGCCGGCATCGGCACGCAGAACCTGGCGCAGCACCAGCGCGCCCTGCGCAGCAGCATCGCCAGCACCAACGAACAGTTGGAGGCGCAGACCCAGCGCATGGCGGCCGTGACCGCGCAGCAGCGCCGCATGGCTACCGCGCACCAGGCGGCGGACAAGGTGCGCGCGCGCGCC